CCGCCATTACGACCGCGACGCCGGCACCGTCGAACTCTCAGGCAAAGGCCTCTGGTCGTACTTCGACCACCGCACCCTCCTGCCACTGATGAAAGACACGGACAAGCTCACCAACAGCGACGGCACCGCCAACACCGGATTCGACACCAACATCAAAAACACCAGCTACCAGACCATCGCCAAACGATGGATCCAACAATCACTCACCTGGACCGGCGGCAACCTGCCCATCACCTTCGAAGACGACATGGCCGGCACCTACGAACGCAACATCAAAGGAGCAGAGCTCAAACTCATAGGCGACCTGCTCATTAACCTCACCGAAGTCCAAAACGGGCCCGACATCCGATTCCAACCCCGCCTCACCACAGACGGCCTCGGCTACGAATGGCTCCTCAAAACCGGCAAGCCCCGACTCACCGGCAACACCACCACCATCTGGGACACCAGCCTGCCAGGCAACACCGTCAGCGACCTCACAATCAGCCAAGACGCCAACGACCTCGCCAACATCGTCTGGGAAACAGGCGGAGCAGCCAGCGACCAAGCAATCATCGAACGCGCAACAGACCACAGCTTCACTGGCCTCGGATTCCCCCTACTGGAAAAGGTCGAAAGCCTGTCCAGCAGCGTCACCGACCCCAAAACCGCGCTCGCACACGCCGTCGAAACCATCCGCACCAGCACACGCCCCCTCAACACATGGCAATTCAGCGTCCAACGAGACCAGCGGCTCGGCGAATACGACGTCGGCCACGACTGCGGGCTCATCATCCGAAACGACCAGTTCGGCATACCGGACGGCCTGCACAAGCTCCGCATCATGACCCTTCGCGGCTCAAGCGACAGCGACAAAATCGAAATCACCACAGGAGCCTTCAATGAGTGATCCAAAAACCTACACCGATGATTTCGCCAAATTCGCCGACCGCATCAACCGCATCGAAGCGTCAATCCGCAACCTGCGAGTACCCACGGACGGACAATTCACCCAAACCGTGAAAAAGATCCTCGCACTGTTCGACAGCCTCGACCAGCAAGTGGCCGACAGCATCAGCAAAAACAGCTATGACAAAGCCACCATCGACAGCAAGCTCCAAGACTGGAACTGGGGCACACTCACGCCAGGCCGAGGCGGCACCGGCACAACAAACGGCTACAACAACCTCTTCACCAAAGGCCAATGGAGAGCCGGATGGATCCTCACGGACGGCACCATCGGCACCGCGCAATCAAGCCGCAAAGTCAAGACCGATATCACCGATGCAGACCAATTCATCCCCATCGAGGCCCTGCGCAAAGTCAAATGGCAGATCTTCCGCTACATCGCGGATCTCAACGCCAACAACGACAGCGCCATGCCACGAATCGGCATGATCGCCGAAGACCTCGACTCCAACGGCCTCGGCATGTTCTGCACCTACGACGCAAACGACGAACCAGACGGCATCGACTACCAGACACTCAGCGTCGCCGCCCTCCGCCTCGCCCAGGATGCGGAAACCCGAATCGACGATTTGGCACAACGCCTCACACAACTAGAGAAAAGGAACCAACAATGACGCTCCGTAACGGATTTCCCGCAGTCAGCGACGCGGCAGACCAATTCGACATCCGCGCTGCACTCCGCGCCACCACCGCCCAGGACGCCAACGGCAACATCAAAACCGGCGTCAGCATCACCGCCAAAAGCCTCACCGGACTCGTCACGGCAGGGAACGGCATGAACAGCGACATCGCCGCCTTCGATGCCGTCACCAACCGATATGGCCCAGTCTGGCTCAGTAACGACGGCACCATCAGCGTCAAACACGCCGCCGCCCCCAGCGCCAACAGCCGCATCGACCTCATCTGCATCAAACAAAACGAAACCGCCTCACCAGCCAGCGACCCCACAGACGGCCCAGAAGCCATCATCGTCACCGGCACCCCAGCAGTGGATCCCGTTACGCCAGCAACACCAGAAGGAGCACTGGCCCTCGCCCGAGTCACCATCCCATCGACGGCGACCTCCATGACCTCCACCGGAGTCATCTACGAACAGATGTACCCCTTCACTGCCTCAGCCGGTGCCGATCTGCTCTTCCGCAGCGAAACCGAAAAAGACGCATGGACGCCATGGGAAGGGCAAAAATGCCGACTACTCGACGGCAACGAATACCAGGCAAAATCAGGCGTCTGGGTTTCCCTAACCCCTGTCACGGGCCGGGTCAAGATGCCGTATTCCGATAGGTATATCACTCTGGTTCGCGTCGGCCGTATCGTCACCGCCTGCGCGTATATCACGCTGACAAGTAATTTCAATCAGGCCGGCAACACATCCGTCAACGAGACAATCCCGAAGGGTTTCAGACCGTCCGGCGATTCCCGCGCGGTCATGCGCGGCACCGACAACAGCGGCGCGACCAGTTTCTACCTTTACGGCACCGCAGACGGGAAAATGGTGTTGAACGGCACCGGATATACCAGCCGATTCGTCGGTATATCCGGCTGTTGGATTACCGAGTAGCATTCCCTAACCCAGCCGCTCCTGTACGCGAAATTCAAGTGGCAGGACACGAAATCATTCCAGCCTGACGCCTACGGCGGCGGCATGCAGATCGTCGTGGACGAGCGTAATCGACTGCTCCACGTGGACTTGAGCGGGTTCAAGAGCACGGTGAACCTGAGCCACGATTACCCGGTGTTCCAATACGCGTCGGGAGTGAAACCGTCCAAGGCGGTGTCTCTCGGCTGCCTGTGGGCTTTGCCAGTCGGCAATTGGGCGAAACAAGCGACTTGGAACGCGAACGGCACCATCATGGTCGTCGGCGGCTTGTCCAACGGAGACCGGTGCATGCACACGCCTCGCACCTTGCCAATCCCCGACGGTGTCACGTTCAGCTAGCGGCGCCATACGGTGATCCATTTGCCGAAGATCGCGGTCTTGCCGCACCACCGCTGATAGCGCGTCGTGTAGAGGCGGAACCGGACTCCGGTGGCGGTCACGTCCCATAGGTGGGCGATGATGCCGTCCTCGTCATTGAACCCGGTGCCGAAAGGGCCGACCGTGTACGAGGCATAGTCCGGAGGCTTGCCGTTCGGAGACTTGACGCCCACCCAGAACGTGCCGTCATCACCGGTCGTTACCGTATGCCCGGCGCACTGGATATACGGCGCGTACTCCGCCGGGGTTAGGGAAACCTTATGAGGGCGTGACCGGAGCTATCAGACAGCCGCGATGCCACGCATTCGCGAAGATGTCTATGGTTCCCGGCGTGATGTATTGGATTTCCCCTGAGCCGGTCGCGGCGAACTGGTTCTTGCCTAGATGCTCGTAGACAATGTTCTCCGCAGCCGGGGAATGTACGGCGGATCCAATCACCTTCCAGCCGACCATACGAGCCAGTGTGGTGGCTTTCCACGATTGTGCCTTGAACGCGCCCTTGTTGACCCATGCGATGCTGATGACCGCGATAGCCGGACTGACCGGCAGTATCGCGCCCGACAGGTGCATCTCGTCATTGGCGCTCGTGGTGCCGGAACGGTCGAACCGGATGCGCTGGGTTTGGGTTAGGGAAAACTACGCGGGCATGGGGTCGGTGGTGCGCCATACGCCGGTGCATCCCGCATACGCGCTGTTCGGGTTGCCGAGCATCGTGACGGTGCCATTGGCCTCGCCGTAACAGATGAATGTCGTTTCACCACCGAAAACGGCCACGGGCGTATTGGCGCTGACGGGTCGATACCCTTCGGGGATCTTCTCCTGAGCCGTCGTGTAATTGTTCTGCCCGCTATTGTTGAATTTCACGTTGCCGCCCATGAAACAGATATCACCGATGCGCGTAAGCAAAACGCTGTTGCTGCTGTACGGTACTCGCCATGTCGTGGAACGCTGGGTTAGGGAAAACCACTAGGCGGTCACATAGGTTGTCGAGATGTCCACGAAATCCCATGACAGGGAGTTGCCGCCGTATCGGTGCCTGACGGTCACTTCCCCATTGGTGTTGACGACGAACAGTCCCCATGAGGAGCCCTGCATACCGAACAGCACGCGCACCGGTACGGCCGGTCGCGCGTCCGCCGTGAGTTTCGCGATCACTGAATCCTTGGTGGCGTGAGTGACGACGTTGGAGCCGGAGATGTGCAGGGTCACGATGCCGGCGCGCATGTTGCCCCGCACGGGAAGCGTGGAGGGATAGAACTGAGACACGACCGGATTCGACGTCAGGGTTAGGGAATCCTATTGCCCGATCAGCGCGCGTTCCCAGATGCTTTGGGCCTCCTTGAGAGACGCGATTTCCGGTCGCAGATAGAATCTGGCGGTCGTCTTGATGTCGGTGTGACCAAGGAACTTGCTGACCACCGCGATGTTGACTCCCGCTTCCAGGGCGTTGGTGGCCCAACTGTGGCGGAGATTCTGCACCGGCACGTAGGGCAGCGACTCCTTTTTGCACCATGAGGCGTAGCGTCGCGCGGCTTGCGGTGGGGTCAGGTCACCGATGATACGGCCCTTCCGGCCGTTGCGGATCTCCCGCAATCGCCGGACGGCGAATCGGGGAAGGGGCAGAAACCGGTCGGACAGTTCAGTCTTCGGCGGCACCACCACTTCGTGGCCGGCCACCCATTGCACTCCACGCTGGATATGAGTGATGCCGGAACGCATATCGATATCCGCCCAATCGACTCCGTACCCCTCTTCCGGCCGCAACGCCAGACACGAGTCCACAATCAGCCAAGCCTCAAGCGCATGGCCATAAAAGCCCTGTAGTTGGCGACGAGTCTGCCCGATGGTCAGCAGACGCGGCACATGGAGCGGCTTGGCCGGCAGATCAATCTCCAAACGGGTCACATCGACCTCTAAGTAGCCCCACTTCGCGGCCTTGCGTAGCATCTGCCTCAACACCGCCCAAGCCTTGCGGGCCGCACCTGGACTCGCGAACCCTGACAGCCACAGCTCGATGTCATCCACGCCGATGTCAGCCAACTCCATGCTGCCGAACACCGGCTCCACATGGCATCGCCAAGCCGACTCATAGCCAACGCGCGTGACCTCGCGCAGGCGCTCGCAATAGCCGACATACCGGTCATCCCAAAACTCTTGCAACAACATTTCGACCTCCGAAAAACCACACGTCTCGCGGCCAATCCGCTCGGTATCACGTGTGGGTTTTCTCACCATAAAGGAGCCCCGCATGTCGCAGTTAATCGAACAACTCGTTGATTGGCTGGTGCCCTTCTTATGCGGTGGCGCGGTCACCGTGCTGGGCCTCATGCGGCGATGGGGCAGAGCGATCATCAACGGGATGCGCGAGCTCCTGCTGTGCCAGTTAGAGGACCTGCGACGCGAAATGGTCATCGAGCACGACGGAGTGGCGGACGAGGACCTCAAATCACGCTCCCAACGCCTCTACGACTCCTATCACTCGCTGGGCGGCAACGGCCACGGCACATCCCTCAACGACGACATCCAATCCGCGCCAATCGCGCCGCGCAACAGAACGTGAGCCCCGCAATCCCGCGAGACTCCAAAACATCTCTGAAAGGAGAACACATGATATTTAATCGCGGAAAGCCACGCCACGCCCGTCCCCGCCGACCATGGGCAACCATGCTGGCCACACTGCTGACGACCATCGCCCTGGTGTTCGTGCCGGGCACCGCGCTCGCCGACAGCGGTATGGACGTGAGCAAATGGCAAGGATGTGTCGGCAGCAGTCAGGCCGCAACCGCCAAGGCATCCGGTGTCAACTTCGCTTTCGTGAAAGTCACTGAGGGCAACGGGTACACTGATTCGGTTGCCGACTGCACAATGCAGTCGCTCAAGGCCAACGGCATCCGTCGCGGCGTCTACCATTTTGCTCGGCCTGATCTCGGCAACAGCCCTGAGGCCGAGGCTGACTGGTTTATCGGCCAAACGCGCGGCTATGTCAACGATGGTGTGATTCCAGTATTGGACTGGGAGCCATCGGGCAGCTACGTGACATGGAGCTGGTGGGCGCTCAGGTGGTTGCAGCGTGTCGAATCCGCATGGGGCGTCAAGCCTCTCATCTACACGTCTGCCAGTGTCATCAAAATGACCGACTGGACCGCAGTGGCCAACGCCAACTACGGTTTGTGGGTTGCCGGATATCCGCGTGGATATACCGGAGAGACCCTGCGCAACCCCGGAGCCGTGCCCTACGACGTCAGCCCTTGGCCATTCGCCGCCGCCTGGCAGTATTCCAGCTCGGGTCACGTGCCTGGCGTCGGTTCCAGGATCGACGTCAACTGGTTCTATGGCGATGCCGGAACATGGGCGAAGTACGCGGGTTCTCAGCCCGGCACCTCCGCCAACCCGGCCACGCCCAGCCCGACACCCCAGCAAGGTGCGCCGGTCGGTGACGCACAGTCCTTGGCAACCGCAGTGATTCGCGGCGACTACAGCAACGACCCGCAACGCCGTCAACTGCTCGGCAACCGCTACAGCGAGGTCATGGCAATCGTCAACCAGCGTTTGCGTGGCACGGGAGGCGGTACAAGTACCAGCGCAAGCTGGTACACCGTGCAACGAGGCGATTATCTGACCTTGATCGGTGCCGGAACCGGCGTGAACTGGGTAAGCATCGCAAACCTCAATGGTTTGCGTGCCCCCTACGTCATCTACCCCGGCCAGCGATTGCGGCTCACCGGTACGACATCCTCCACCTCCGCCGGTGCGGGGCGCTACGTGGTGATCGGTGCCGGTGATTGCCTGTGGAACCATTTCGGCGCCAACAGCGCCAAGGTCGCCGCAGCCAACGGCATCAGCAATCCCAACCAGGTCCGCGCGGGAACGCGCATCTACTACTGATCCAACAGGGCCGCGAATCCAATCGCGGCCCTCCCGGTAAAAGAAGGAATAACAATGTCCGATGAAAACGAACTCAAGAACATCGCCAACCCAATAGGAGTCGACACGTCTGCATGGAGCCCAGCGGCAGATGTGAACCCTGCGGTCCCCGCATGGCTCATCCCCAACAAACTGTATGACATCTTGAAGTGGCTTGCCGCACTCGTGTTTCCGGCCCTTGCCCTCTTCATGGGCACGGTCGGCCCGGCATGGGGACTGCCGTACGTCGATGCCATCGTCACCACGCTCAATGCGCTCGGAGTACTCGCCGGTGCCGTCATCGGAGCCAGCGCACTCAAAGCCAAGTTCACTCTCGCGGCGTGAGCTATATTTTCGGGCGATAGATTGGCTGCAAAGTACCGTGAATAATTCGGTCTTGTCTGGTCTGTGGACTGGGCAAGGCCGAATTTCGCGTATCATCGATCAAACCAGATTTTGCAGGTCGTCGTTTTATTGATATCTTGGCCGTAAGAACTCCTCACATGAGGGATTCGGAAAAAGAAAACCGGTAGCATGACCATAGCATGACTTCGACTGGCGGGATATGCGACAAAGCCTGTGGTGCAAGGCGCGGAAGCGTTCGCGTAATCAGTCTTCCAAACTGATTACGCGGGTTCGATTCCCGTCATCCGCTCCACTATATAGGTTTGTGGCTAGGGTACTACCCACAACATTGCCCGTAACACCACCGCCCGCAACAGAACACGGCCTTGGTGAGTCGTATGTTTGCGTTCACAGAAATTGCATGTAGTATGTCTCCGTGTATGCGTAGCGGTATGTGATACTGCACACATGCGGAGCAGTGGCATACTGACGGTCGTCAGTAACTCCGGCCCCCGCGCAGCGGCGGCAAATCCGCCTCAGTTCCCAGATGGTGGGACCGGCACGCCCCGTCGAGAAGAAAAGTGCGTTATCGCAGGGTGGATGACGAGGGTGCCACTTTTCAAAAATTCCAAGGTTCTTTTCAGTGTCGGGTAAAAAATTCCCTCTACCCGGGTGTACGCATTCGTGCTTTTTGCTTAATACCGTAACGCCTTATAAGCGTAACGCCGGGTTTTGGCGTACGTGATCGTAAGAGACAGGCAAGGTTATGAAGAGAATTGCAGAATGGTTCGCAGCGGTAGGGGCCGCGGCGGGCAGGAAAGGCAAACGGTTAGTGGCGATCGTTGCCGCCGTGGCGATGCTCGGTGGCGTCGCCGGTGTGAGCGCGACCGCCATGGCGGACGATGGGAATGCCTCCACGACACAATCGCAGACCACCGATGAGAAGGCGGCCGCCAGCGCGCCTGCTCCTCTTTCCACCGAGGGAACAAACGGCGTGCCGGATGATCCGACGTTGTCTGCTCCGGCCCGCGAGAAGACCGTTACCGCCAATGAAGACGGCACGTACACGGTGGCGTTGAACGTCACCGGTGCGAAGAGCGCGGGTACGGGCGAGATCGTGACGAACCAGCCACTCGACATCGTGCTGGTGTTGGATGTGTCCGGTTCGATGGCCGACAAGATCGCTAGCGGTCGGAACCAGCCTACGAAGATTGACTCGCTCAAGACCGCGGTCAATAAATTCATCAATGCGACGGCTGCAGAGAACGCGAAGATTACCGACCAGAGCCAGCGGAACCGCATCGCCCTGGTGAAGTTCGCCGGCACCGAGAAGACCAGCGTCGGCAATGACTTTTACCGCGAAGGCTGGTCCTCCTACAACTACACGCAGATCGTCAGCAACCTGACGTACGACGTCTCCGGACTGACGAGCACGGTTAACGGCCTGAGCGCGTCCGGCGCGACCTCCGCCGACTACGCCTTCAACCGCGCCCAGGCGGCGCTAACGTATCAGCCTCGCGCCAACGCGAAGAAGGTCGTCATCTTCTTCACCGACGGCGAGCCGAACCACGGCAGCGGGTTTGACCCCACCGTCGCCGCCACCGCGGTGAACAAGGCGAAGAGCCTGAAGGACGCCGGGACGACCATCTACTCGATCGGCGTCGTCAGCGGTGCCAACCCCGGCGACACCTCGAGCAACCTGAACAAGTACATGCACGGCATCTCCAGCAACTACCCGGATGCCACTGCAACGAGCAGTGAGCATTTGTGGGGAAAGTCTTGGAACGCCAACCTCGGTGACCGCGCCGAGACCAGCAGCTACTACAAGGCCGCCACGGATGCCGGCCAGCTGAACAACATCTTCGAGTCCATTTATCAGGAGATCACCAAGACGGCTGAGTATGCCGACGTGACGATTCACGACAGGCTGTCCAGCTGGGTCGTGAGCTCCGACAGCGCCTCCGAGAATGGAGAGCCCGCGGGCTTCACGTACACGAAGACCCGGAAAGGCCAGACCACGGCGTGGGCTGACGCCCCGGAGGCGACGGTTGCGGCTGATGGCACCGTGTCTTGGCCGGTCACGTCCAACGACGACACGCTTGAGGACGGCGTCACCTACACGGTGAGCTTCAATGTCAAGCCGACGCAGGCTGCGTTCGACGAGGCTGTTAAGAACCACAAGGACGATGCCAATGCCTCCGGCGACAACAACTTCTACACGAACGACAACTCCAGCGCCACTGTCGACTACAAGACCGTGGTGACCTCCTCGCAGGGCGGCACGACGACGAGCGATC